CTAAAAACATAGAGAAACTCATTAAAACGCCAGAATCCAATGTTCCCAAACCTTCATCAATTGCTATAAAGTTTGGTCTTGGTAAAGAACAGACATTTATAAGTGCTGCTCTAATTGCTATCGATGAAATGAATTTTTCCATTCCACTAGTTAATTCAAGTGGCCAGAAGTTATCATCATCATACACTATATAAGTATTAATACTCTTACCATCTGTCTCAAAAATCACTTGAAAATCAACGATTTGAGATAAAATATTATTTGTTTCCGCTTGTATCTTCGGTAAAGCGTCACCTATGAGTGTGTACGGAATACCGTTTCTATTTACACATTTCAAATAATAATCATAAGCGAGATATTCTGTTTCAAGTTCTTTTAATTTCTGAATCGATTCATTGCAATCGTTTATAATTCTTTCTTGTACTTTAATATCACCACTATAATCTATAATCTTTCCTTCAATTTGCTTTAACTCTTTAGTAAACATTGATTTAGAATTCTTAGAATCTTCTATTATTTCCATCAGTAAGGAATTTGTTTTAATAGATTCTTCATTTTCTTTATATTTTAATATTTTATTTTTAACATTTACTAAATCTTCTTCAAATCCTTTCAATGTTTCTTTATTACTATAAATATTTTTTTCTAAATTAAATACCGTTTTTTGATGAAAATGTTGATCGTTTTCTGACTTTTGTAATCTGTCCAACTCAGTATAAACATTAGAATTTTTCTTGAATTCTTTTTCAAGTCCTTCAATTTCAGCAAGTAAATCATTTTTATCTTTATTTAATCCAACTAAACTTGATTCTGCTTTCTTTGCATCTTGAACAAACACATTACCAACACAGAATTTACATTTTGGATCGTACTGATGATTCTTTAAATTATCTACTTTATCTTCACAATGTTGAATCTGAAGTCTTATATTTCTCAAATCGGATTCATTTTTAGAAAGTTTCAATCTAATTTCATCAACCATCTTTCTACGTTCTAACAAATCTTCTTTGTTGAACTCAGAAAGAATTAGCGTATATCTATCAAGACTTTCATTCGCACCTTTTAATTCATATTCAAGTGATTTCATACCGCGAATAGTTTCATCTATTTTTCTATCAATTGAAATTTCTTTTTCTAAAAGTGTTTGTAATGAATTAGGCGATAAATTAGAATCTACTTTTATTAATTTAGTTTCATTTTCTCTAATTGTACTATTCAACCCTTCTATTTTTTCTTCAATTTCAGATTTTTCCGAATTCAAATTCAATAAAATTGTATTTGCTTCATCACGTTTTGCGTCTGCACTTAATATCTTTGTTGAATAATCTTGTTTACTAAACTCTTTAATAAGTGTACTTACACTTTTGGAATCATCGTTTGCTATTGTATGTAATTCTTCAAACAATTCTAAATCTAAAAACTGAGCAAGTAAATCTTTACGTTCACGTTGTGCTTTATCAATAAAATTAGTATTGTTACCCTGAACAGACATTGCAGTTAAAATAAAATCATCGTATGTCCCCAAATACTTTCTAATTATACGATTTGTATCGTCTCTGTCCTCGCCATTGAGTGAAACTTTGTTCTCTCCATCTAAGTACCAAAAGTTCACTACAACCTTCACAGCACCCTTCTTGTCCTTAGTTGCAACCCTTTCAATGAAATAATTACGTTCACCGATATTAAAACTAAGTTTACAGTTGAAGTTTTCTTTTTTATTATTCATTACCTGAATTGCTCTGTATGTTCTTGGACATTTATCAAAAATACAATACATAAGAGCGTCTAACACAGAAGATTTCCCACTTGCATTCGGTGCGAATAAACCATAAACACCATTCATAGAATCAAAGTTTACAGAATTACCTTCACCGTATGAAAACATATTATCAAACTTAAAATAGTTTGGAGTCCAAATTAAATTTCTAACAACATCACTATCATCGACTTGCTTGTTTACGTTTCTGTTTATTTCATAAATACGTTCTAACAATGCAGTATCAGCCGATAACTTATTATTTTTAATGTAATCAGAAATTAATGTGTTCTGATATGCAATATCTCTAATATCACCTAATTTATTTTGTGAAGTATTTCCTGCTTCCGATGAACCACCGACTCTTTGTACTTTAACATCAAGCACATTTGCTAATGATTTTATCTCGGTAATGACTTTATGAATGTCCGAATTAGATGTATTAATTGAACGTAAGCGTACGTAATTATTTTTTGAAAATTCTTCTGGTAAGTTTTTAATTTTTCCATCTTCAACCTCAATTGTGTGGTAAGTAAAATCATTTTTTATTTCTACAAACTTCGATGTACCGTTGGTTAAATTCCATTCAATTACACCGTGTTTTAAGTCTTCCCCAAAGTTTTGTTGTATAAGTGAACCTGGATAAGCAAAACGTTTGTTTGAATCTAAATATTGAAATCTGTGAATATCTCCAAAAAATCCATAGTCAAACCCCTCAAATAAATCAATAGTAACATCGGTATTATGTAACTTCATACCTGTATCAGTTTCTGCTGCATTAATTGCACCATGATAAAGAACAATTTTCTTTCTACCGTTATCTTTTAAATCAGATGCTTTAATAAAGTTCTTAGTAGTATCGAATACTGAATTTACCACAAAGTCTACGTTACCCATTGGATAAACGCCAGTTTCTTTGAAATAGAATAAATTATTATTGTTATTAAATGAATTGAAAATTGGAGTTAAAGAATCCATTCGGTCTTTATTATTCAAGTTGCAATCGTGGTTTCCTGCTATAAAAAAAGTAGTTGCTATCTCAGATAAATTTAATAAAAAATTTCTCGTCATTTCTACTAATTCTGGACTCATATCTGTTTTTGCGTGAACAATATCACCCGCAACATAAATCAAAGTATTTTTATGTTTACTAACAGTTTCACGGCAATAATCGTATAATCTATTAAATACTATTTCATATTCTTCATGGCGTTTATAATTTCTAATATGTATATCAGCGATGTGTATAACTCTATGTAAGTTAAGCATTCAAAATCCTTTGTTTAATAATATCGTATGTGTCTGTGTTTTTAGTTTTTCTTTTAATAGAAGTGAATTCTTTAAATCCAACTTCGTTTACATCTTTTTGTTCTAAGTTTATAATAGAAACATTTATTCCGTTTGCAACTAAATAACTTGAAATATTTAATGCATCTTTTCTTGCATCATTATCCAAAGCAACAATTACTTTCGGTGGTTTACGTAGTAATATTTTTTCTTTCAGTAAGTTTGACATTAGTTTGCCAAAAAGTGGTATGGTGTTATACCTAGCACTAATTGCGTCAAAGACACCCTCAACTAATGTTATATGTTCATCCCAATTAATGAACGAATCAAAGCCAATAACGTCTTTACTCCATTTTGGATTTTTATATTTTAATGTATCTTCTTCAAAAATAGAACGAGAAACAAAAAAATTCAAATTGAAATTATCATCATACGATGGAACGATTATTCTACCAGAATAAGAACCATTTGGGCAATAACCAATATCATATCTAATCATATCGGTTCTACTGATTCCTCGTTTTTTCAAATAATTTATTGCCTGCTTTAACTGCATTTTAGTTTGTATGTCTTTTATTTTGCCGTATTCATATAGTTTAATAGTTTCTGTTGGAAGACTCAATACAGTTTCTTTTACTTCTTGTTTATTAGAAACATAAAGTTTTTTAGTCTTTATAATTTTATCCAAGTCTGTATAATAAGACCGATCAACTTTTAACTTTTTGAATAGTAAAGATATATTTCTACCCTTGGCGTTACTCACCCAACAATGCCATACATTTTGTCCATCGTTAGATGCACTTAAATCTATTTCTAATTTTGGTTTGTAATGGGAAATGAACGGAGAGAAAAAAGAATAGTTATTGCCAGAAGTTTTGCGTCCTTTACCAAGAACTTTTTCTAACAAATTGAGTAAATCATAATTTATCATAACAACACTTTTTATAGAATAGTTTATGTCACAAATATAATAAAAATTTGTGACAATTACAAACACTCATCCAACCATTCTTTTGGAATATCTTTCTTTGCCCACTTCCAACCTTTTTTATCACAATACTGAGCGTATGTGGTTTTACTTCCTTTGTATAACTTTGCGTTTGGATTTTGAAATACAAATCGAATATCTATTTCTGAATATTGTTCAAATATTAAATCAAACTTTAATCTGTCAGTTTTTACCCATCTACCCTTTGATTCAATATAAAGTTTATCACCGTTTTTCTTAGTAAGAACAAAATCAGGAGTATAGTTGTGTTTTGTTGCTGGTTGTATATAGGATATTTTATCCGTTTCATAACCAAATTCTTTTTTCGATTCTTGAAGTGAATCATTTATATTGTCTTCCAATCCACTTCTGAAACCATGCTTTATTGCTACGGCATTTCTTTTCATTATTGATCAAATCGAATAATAAAGTTCATATCAACATCATCACGTTTTGCCGTTGGATTCGCTAACTTTGCAATAGCAATTAATTCATGCGTATCATTGTAAAGTCCAATTGTAGTTACGTATGGATTAAAGAAAGAACTTGTAACGTAATCTTCTATTTTAGAAAATTCAGAATCTCTATTTTTCCTGATTGAAGGATTTTGTGTGAAATTAAATTCATTCTTTCTTATTTTACAAATAATTTCATGCTCAAAGAAAGTTGCTTTTGATTTGAAAGTACCAGCAAAACCATAATCTAATGAATTATAATCAAAGTTTCCTTCTTTTCCTAACAATGCGTTTTTATATTTTGGTCTTGGGTCTACAACACTAACAACACCAGTTTTATAAAATATATTACCAACTCTTGCTGTTTGATAAGCATAGCCAGTATTAAAACTGTTATCACGTAAATATTGAATTTCGGTTGAATTTAATCCTCTATCATACACTCTAATTTCATCCATAGAACCCGAAAAAGAACCGCTGTTTGTACCGTTTCCTGCAATAAATAAATAACGGTCATTTGTTACCATTGAATCTATTGAGGATGAAACACTTGATTGTAGTGTTCCGTTTAACCATATTTGAAATAAACTACCACTCTTTTGACAAACAACATGATTCCAAACACCAGTTGTTAATTGACTTGATGTTGCTTCGGTTGAATGTATAGTTGAACTTTGTTTGAATTTTATTGTATGGGGAGTAGCAGCAGTATTATTTGTTATTGATATATCAAATGGGTATTGGTTAGTTGGCCTTACTTCATCGGTTATCAACATTTTATTAGAAACCAAAAACACATAATCAGTTGGAGTTGCTGGCATAGGAGAACTTGTAGCAGATGGTATAGAAAAACTTGTAGCAGATGGCATAGTAAAACTTACAGCAGAATTATCAGTTCCTACTCCAATTGATTGAACTTGTGCAATACTACTTGTACTAGCAATACCACCAGGTGTTCTTTTTATAGGTGGAGTGTAATATTCAAATTTATCTAATGGTGAATCACCTCTATGATTTAGATAGAAATTATCAACGGGTTTAATTGTATTTTTATTAAATAAACTATTGTATGTGTATTGCGTATTTGATTGTGAAGGTGGAACATTTATCCAAAAACTAAAAGAAAAATCTTGTGATTTTAAGAAATTAAATCTATTAGTTTCTTTTACTCTCAAATAAGAATCATTAAATATTGCAGAAACACCAGTTGATTGAGAAGTATCTGTTGTTAGAATACCCGAAGAATAATTTATTTTAGATGGATTAATAATTTCAACTAAATTTTGATTCGATGAATAATCAACAACATAACTTTTTCGTTTCTTTTTGAAAGCAGCTTCTCTATATTTTTCGTTAAAACCAACATATAATAATAATCGCTCTTTATCAACAAACTTAGAAGTATCAAACGCTGTATCTATTAAATTACCTTGTCCATCATCTTTCAAAGAATATTGTTGTGAAGCAGTTGTTATATTATTATTTGTAACTTGAAATGATTTCTCAACAATACCTTCCCCAACCATCTTTCTCGGTAACAACAACATAGAACCAGATTCAGATAAATAAATTTCTGAACTGTAATCCGAAACAGTTGATGAATTTTTAACATTATCATAATCTTTATAATGATTATGGTCAAGATAATACCACAGAAGTTTTGGATCTAAACTCTGTGATTGAAATGGTCGTGTATATAATGATGAACCTAAATTTACTATGTTGCCAAAATATCTATGATTCTCAGGATACAATATTCTTAAAGGTTGCATACCTAATGTTTGATAATAATTTATACTACCGGTATCGGTTGTAAATTCCCAAGTTTTTTTAGTTGTAAATTCTCTTACGGTATAATCACCTTTTTTCAAATTTTTCATAACGTAATGAATACCCGATCCATTTAATTGGAACGGTTGATTTGAAAAATCAGAACCCATTGTTATTACTTCATTTGCCATATTAATTTAATCTAACTCTTACTTGAAAAATATACTCATCATTTTCTGTTTTACGAAGTGGGTTCTTTAATTTACCAACTGCAACCAAATCGCCAGTATTGTTGTATAAACCAACATTCGTTATATAACTAAATGGTTTTAGTTGTGTACTATAACTAAGTGAACCTGTTTTATCTAACATATATGTATAATTATTTGAATAATTGAATTCATTGTGATTAACTCTACAAAGATATGTTTCACGTCTGTATTCTTCACAAGAACGAGCGTACCAAGAACCACTAGCTTGTCTGTTTAT